TTACTGGACGATTCAGGGAGGCGATAAATATCCTACCGGGGATGAGCTTTTTGAGAGGATCGAGCCTTGGATACTTGGCTGTTGGACTCTAGCTGGCGCAGTTGCGGATTACGCTTATTCAGCTCACTAGGATTATTGATACAGGTTAGTGACTCCTAACTGTGATTATAGGGTATATTTTTGAATATGCAAGTGAGCGCTCACATATGGTATATTTGGATAGGAGGCAAATATGGCTTTATTGAATAAAGAAGAGAAGGCTGCGTTGAAGGCTGAGAGAAGCGAAAAGAATAGATTGGCTAATCTTGAGCGACAAGCCCGTGGAGAGTACGGGAAGGCTGGAGCTAATCAGGCATTGTCTCCTAGGGATACGGCTAAGGGTCAGAAGCAGCGCATGGCTGAGTTCAAGGAGATGTTGCTGCGTGAGGATCGTGGTACGGCGTTGGTTAGGAAGATGTTGGAGGTGGCGATGAACGACGAGCATCCTGGGCAGATGCAGGCGATTAAGATGTGCGTGGATAGGGTGTTGCCGGTGTCACTTTTCGAGGAAAAAAAGGTTGGTGGCGAGAGGCCGACTATCAGTATCAATATATCTGGGATTGGTGAGGCGACTACGGGGAATGTGATAGATGGCTAGTCTCGACTTTCAGCTTATCTCATGGCAGCAGAGCGTGATTAAGGACAAGACTCGGTTCAAGGTGGTCTGTGCTGGTCGTCGCTGCGGTAAGAGTCGATTTGCGGCTGTGAACTTGATTATCAATGCGTTGGGCATTGATATGGCTAGGCACAAGGAGGCTGTTGGTGTGTTGTATGTAGCTCCGACTGCTGGCATGGCTAGGACGATTATGTGGCAGTTGTTGCACAACTTGGCGCATGAGGTGATTGAGAAGTCGAACGTGAACGACGGCGACATTAAGCTAATTAACGGAGCGACGATATATGTCCGTGGTGCGGATAACCCGGATGCGCTGCGAGGGATGAAGCTGGCTTATGTGGTGCTAGATGAATACGCCTCGATGAAGCCGTTTGTCTGGGAGACGATTATTCGTGGGGCGTTGACTGACATGCAGGGTAGTGCGCTGTTCATTGGCACACCAGCTGGTCGCAATCACTTTTACGATGTGTTTATTGCTGGTGATGAGTCCAACGAGAAGTACGATGATACTTGGAAGTCATGGCAGTTCACCACGGCGGATAACGAGCTAATACCGCCTGAAGAAATTGAGGCTGCGCGCAAGTCATTATCGAGCTTTGCATTCAAGCAGGAATATCTGGCATCTTTCGACAACGCCGGGACCGACTTGTTCAAGGAGCAATGGTTTAAGTATGGCCCAGAGCCTAGGATTGGCTCGTGGTATGTGGCCTGTGACTTGGCTGGGTTCAAGGACTTGGCGCAAGCTTCGGCGAAAAAGTCTAGGCTGGACAATTCTGCTATTGCTGTGGTGAAGGTGACTGACGATGGCAAGTGGTGGGTGAAGAAGATTGAGTATGGTCGATGGGATATACGTGAGACGGCGGTGCGGATATTGAAGAACATCCGTGAGTTCCGTCCTATGGCAATCGGGATTGAGAAGGGTACGACTTATAATGCGGTGATGCCGTACCTGTCTGACTTGATGCGGAAGAATAACGTCTTTGCCTCGATACAGTCCTTGACGCATGGCAACACTGCTAAGACAGACCGTATCGTCTGGGCGTTGCAGGGCATGTTTGAGCATGGTCGTATCATCTTCAACGATGAGAACATGAACGATAGGCGCGGGTGGCAGTACGAGCTATCTGACCAGTTGATGATGTTCCCTACAAAGAACGTCCACGATGACTGCTTCCCGGCAGATACGATTATCACTACACTATCTGGAGACAAGCCAATCGTTGAGGTGACTACTGACGACTATGTTGCTACCCGCAATGGGTTTAGGCGCGTTATGAAGGCATGGTGCAAAGGCACAAAGCGCGTTATCACTCGATATGGAATAACCGCCACCCCTGAACATCGCATATTTACAACAAACCGTGGGTGGGTGAGTCTTGACTCTCTATCTGATGATGATACAATAGTCGTATTACAGACTATCGAGGAAACGTCATGCGAGAGACCATTGAATTTAACGGAAGAAAATATCACCGCTATCCAAACGCGCCCCAAAACAACCATCGGAGATACTACTCATCCCACTCAAACTGGAAAGAAAGCCCAAGGACGCTCCATAGAGATATTTGGGAGTTCTATAACGGAAAAATCCCAGAAGGACACCATATCCACCATGCAGACGGAGACTGGAACAACAACGACGTATCCAATCTCGTATGCCTATCCTGTTCCGCTCACCAAGTCGAGCATGCAGCAGAGCGAAGTGCTAGGTCTAGCACAAAAGAGCATCTTGCCAAACTCGACTCAATCAGAGAGCTTACAAAAGCGTGGCATGCTAGCGAAGAAGGTAGAGCATGGCATCGAGAGCATGCAAGGAAGTCGCTTAGAAAAGACTTCCCTGAGAAGTGTTGTGTTGAGTGTGGAGAAACTTTCAGACCGAAAATCTCTGCACAAATCCTCTGCGGGAAAAGAGAGTGCGCAAATGTTAGACAAGCAAGAATCGCAAGAGAGAAGCGTGCCAGTTTACGACCTGACAGTATTTGAAGACCACGAGTTCTTTGCAAACGGCGTTCTTGTGCATAATTGCGCCGACGCGCTTTCCTATATAAGCCAACTTTCTGTGACTACTTACAGAGACTCTGAAGAGGATGCGGGGGAAGAGTACGAGCCGATGGATGTGATTTCAGGGATTTGATGTTTTCTTCAAATACTTCTCGTATGCTTCCTCTGCGCATTTAATAGCTAATTGAATATCATCGCTGTCAATCAATCTCACATAATCAAATCCTCGCCGCTTGTAATTAAACACAAGTGCCATATATTCGCTGCTGTATTCGACTGTTACTTTTGCATCTGTGTGCATTGCTTGTTCGTCAGAATTAGCCTTAATAAACCTTCTAGCCTTTTCAGCAACGCTAACAAAGTTAGCCAATGCAGAAAAACCATCAAGGGCTTGGCCTTGATTGCTAATCAACGCTGACTTTCCTTCGTATGCGTCTAGGATGGATGCGAGAGATTTTGATATTTCTAGCAGTTCTTTTGATTCGTTCATTACTGGCTCCTTAGAATAAGAGCCGACCTAGGCATGGATGTATCGCTATCGTAAGATACATAATCGGCCTGTATCGCTATCAGGCTGCGTGTTGGTAGCTGGATTTGAACCAGCGACACAATGGCTCTACCAAACTGAGCTACACCAACAAGATAGTCCAATATGCGCCCCCCCAGAATCCCAGAGGTATCGGACTATCTTGTTGCTCCCGTCTTTCCGAGATGCCAGTCCAATTCAGACTACCTTTCGGCATTGGACTGCTGTTAAGAGGGTTCATCATGTGTTACGTCGCCATTACAACCTATTTTTAACTTGACTGCAAGCGAAAATGTGTATAATCGCGTGAGTTAGCACTTACTTACAAGCGAGACGACTATGGAATATCCTTACGACAATACCAACTCAGAAGATATGGCGACAGATGATGCGCCTAAGTTCCACGAGCCGACTGAGAGTGAGCGTGAGTTGTTGTCGTTTGTGGTGGAGCATACGGAACGGTGGCGCGATTACCGTGACCAGAACTATCTGGATGATTGGGAGAAATACGAGCGTATCTGGCGCGGGATTTGGGATGTGTCGGACAAGACCCGCGACTCTGAACGGTCTAGGGTTATCTCTCCTGCGACTCAGCAGGCGGTAGAAACCTCCCATGCGGAGAGCATGGAGGCTATCTTTGGCAATGGCGAGTTCTTTGACATTAAAGACGACCTGAAAGACAGCAACGGCACGAAGGTTGACGTTGAAACGCTGAAAAACCAACTCAAAGAGGACTTCGCGCAGGACAAAATCAGGAAATCCATTGACCAGATTGGCTTGATGGCGAAGGTTTATGGTACTGGTATTGGCGAAATCACAGTCAGCGACTCAAAACAATACTATCCAATGACGATTCCGCTGGATGGACAGCAAGCGGCGTATGGAACTGGTGAGCGCAACCGGGTTTGCGTGAAAATCAACCCGGTCAACCCTAAGA